GCGGGGGATCGCATTCTTCGCACCATCCGTCAACCGGAATCCCGTAATCTCTGAAAAACGTACGCAGAAATCCTCCGGAAGGGGATCGTGAGTGCCAGCCACGCAATCATCGCCATAGAGGCGGATCCACAGGTTCGGGAAGTTCACCTTAATGGAAACTAGCAGAAACATCAGAGACATGGCGGCGCTGTTGAGCTCCACTGTGACGTCGTTTCCCGAGGGATTCCAGAACGGGGTGAAGAGGTCCCCCTTGATGTCGACGATCGCCTCCTTCAGCGCCATCACCAGGGCCCAGGCCTCCCAAGCGAGCTGCTCACCAGCACTCCACAAGGTGAGCTGGTAGAACACGTGCGCCACCCCATCCCAAAGCTGCGGCGTCCACATCTTATCGACCTTCTCAGCATCCATGTCATACAGATAGGAGAAGCGGAGGGCCCATTGTACCACGTCCTCGCAAGCCCGGCTCCCAAGGTCCACTCCTACGTCACACTGGGCAGCCTCCCGGGACGCGCGAAAAATACGCTTCACCACCACGAACCGTTTCTTCGCACAAAAATTGAACGCAGCCGACAAAATGCAGAAAATTCGGGCCACCTTCCCCGTTTTTAGAATCTCATCCTTCTGGGTGGCCTCAACATACAGCCGCGGGATCTCCCGCCTCGCTAGGCACGCCTCCAACTCATCAACTTGCGCCGCGAACAACGGGGACATCTCGGCATTATCCCGGTCCAAGTGAGCCACCTTGGGCCCGTACACAGGCGGGCCCATGGAGGTCTTCACGTTCACGGCGTTGAACTCTCCAGGAACCCCACGCAGGCTCTCGACCTCGGAGAGCGCTCCGCCGTAGTGGCCGTAGAGGCGCTTGGAGTAAATGTCCGCTACCTCCATGTAACGGGCATCAGACAGGTTGGTCTCCGCGAGAGCCTTGATGTAGGCACTATAATAGCGCCGTGTTCCATCCGGCTGATCGACCATCCCACCCCTGTACTCCGGGGGGCCGTACGAGTGGAAGATCCCATCCCGTTGAGCGAACGCGATCACCGCTCCCGAGTATGACGTCGCCTTGAAAGCCGTCTTTATCTTTCTTCCCCCTCTCCGGAGCGTCCCCCACTGAATGGGTCGCCCGCCATAGTACGTATACGCCACAGCTAGCTCAGACACCGCGGGGAAGAGATCCACTTGAAGGTTCTCGGGTGCGCCCCCCTGGAACATGGCCCGGGGAAACGTCTTGGACGCTATGGCGGCATCTATTTCTGCCGCGCTCACCTGCGCGCTCATTGATACGGCCCGAAGAGGATGGAACAACAGGTGGATGCCAAAAATGCGGGGGGCACCACCCGGAC